CGCGTGTAGGCGTCGGGCTTCGCGTTGCAGACGGCCGACTCTGCTGCGCTCAGGTAGTCATAGAGCTCGCCGTCCGACCAGCCGGTCCCGTTCGGGTCGACCAAGGTATTGCGGACGCGATCGATGATGACTGAGGACAGCAGAGCCATGCGTTACTCCTGAACGTCAGCCAGGGTCGGGATCTTCATCCCGGCGGCCTTGCGTTTGGCCACCGCCGGCGCCTCAGCGGGCGGCGTGGCGCCGGGGATGTTCCCCTGCACCACCTGGATGGCCTCGTTGCGCATCTTGTCGAGCGTGGTGCGGGTGTCCAGCTGATACCCGTACTCGTCGAGAATGAAGTCGACCAGCGCGTCTTTGTCCGCGGTGGCGATGTTGAACTGCCCGCGCTCGGCTGCCAGCTTGGCCTCGTCGCGTTGCGCGAACCCCTGAAGGTAGCGCATCCGTTCCTCAAGCGAGGCGTTGACGTCACCGTGGTACGGACGGTAGTTGGGCTTGCGGAGAATGGCGTCGAGCGCGGGGTACAGCATCCCGTCGTCCCGGATCGCCCAGCCGTGAGCCTTGGGTCGTGGAGGTTGTGCCATGAGATCCTCGTTTGGCTAGAAAAAGGCCACCGGAGCGGGTAGACGCCCCGGTGGCTGAACCCACCTTGCGGAAGGGAGGGAGACTCTGTTACGAGCCAGTCGGGGTCGTGCCGGGGGTCAAGGCGTGAACCTTGGCCTTGCCAGCTTGACCGTTCGACTGACCGACGCCCAGCGGCGAATGCGGGAAGCGCATCTTGGCCTTGCTGCCGCTGTTGGCGACCGAACCCGGCGCCTTGCCGGACACGCTCGAGTTGGTCGTCGCAATGACGTTGTCGTAGACCTTGGGTTTGCTCATGGTGCGGTACTCCTGAAGGTTGGAAGGGGAGGGGTTACCCCCTCCCGCTCACATCATCACGCGGACACGTAGGACGCGCCGACGTAGGCGTCCTCGATGACCTTGTACCCGAACACCATCAGCCCCCGGATCAGGTAGCCGAAGTCGTTCGGGTTGTCGATCATCTGCGCCTCGACGATCTGCGCAGCGAACGCCAGGCCAGCGGAGTGGCCGAACATCACTGCCCAGCACGGTCCCGGGCTCGTCAGCTTGAGCACGTTGCGCGACTGATAGATCGTGAAGCGGTCGATCATGCCGACCTTGCCGTTGCGCAGGATCGAGACACCGTCGCCCGCGAGGGAGGCGATGCGCAGATCCGACTTTTTAATCATCGCCACAACCCACGGCGGCAGCACTGCCCAGCGGCCTTCGTCGCTGACGTTCTGCTCGTCGAGCACCGTGCCCATGGACACGAGCCAGTCGATGACGTTGATCGTGTTGCCGGTCGTCGCGCCGGTAATCAGCTGGATCGGCGCGTTGGCCGTGCCCAGCTTGATGTTGCCGCTGTCCGCGCCGGCGGTGTTGCCGGTGTTCGAAGCGTTCACATCCGCGGGGATGGCGGCCATCATGTCGGCGTCAGCAGCGATCTTCAGCTGGATCGAGCCGTCGTTGGCGAAGATGTCCGACAGGTCGAGGTCCGACTGGCGCGAGTCAACGGTGTTGAGCGCGACGTTGAAGGACTTGGCCTGGTCGACGGCCAGCGTCACGGAGTTGCGCGACGGGTACTGCGCCGTCAGGCCGTTGCCGATGACGTAGTCCGACACGGTGATGTCGGGCACCGTGCGAATGACGACTTGAGCGCCGAAGCCGGCGATCTCGCCCTCATAGTCGGTCGAGGCGATTTCGCCAAAGACCGTGGTCTTGTAGAACTTCTCGACCAGCTTGCCGGAGTAAATCTCCGGGTTGAAATTGATGGTTCCGTTCGGGCCATAGTCAGGCACCGACGTTGCGCGAGGCACACCCATTTGAAGCTCCTTAGTAGATTGGGGTGAGCCGCTTCACAGTGGGCTACAGGTAACCCGCCCGCGTTGCGGCAGCAATTCGCGCATCGAACTCCTTGGCTTGCGCCTCGGTGATCTTTCCCAGTGCTTTCCGCTTGTAGAAGTCACGGATCTCTTGCTTGGACGGGTGACCGAGAACTGGCTGGTTCTCGTCACCAGGCGCACCACCCCCGCCTGCGCCGCTGCGCCCCTCGGGCGCCGCGTTCGGTTCGCGGGGGACTGCAACCGGGTTCAGTGAGGATTCCCATTGCTCGATCATCTTCGCCACCCGGGCCGCGTCACCTTTGGCCTGGGCATTGTCGAGGATCTGCTGCCGCCAGATTCCGGTGTTCGGGTCGTCTTGCGACAACCAATCGAGCCACCGTTCATCCACGTTGACCGCCTCCCAGTTGGGGGCGAGCTCCGTGAGTGCGGCCAGAAACCCTTGCTGCGCTTCCTCTTGCAGTCGTACTGCCTTGTCCTGCTCGCGCTTCCGTAGGGGCTGCACTTCCTTGTCGACGAGCTCCTTGGCAATCTTCCGCGCCTGCTTCTGGATCGTGCGTGCCTGAATGCGCGCCTGATCCTCGCCCAGCGTTTCGATTTCCTCGGCGGTGAAAAACTCCGCCAGGTCGATCTCGTCCTCGGACGTACTGCCCTTTGACTCTAGTTCGCGGACCTTCGTCAGTGCCGTATCCAGCTGCTCTTGGAGGGACTGACGGTCCAGATCGAACCGCTCCTTGTCACGCTTCCACATCCCCTCGGTCACCTTGAAGCGTTGCTTCCAGTAGACCGGATCGTTCTCTCTCGGGTCGATCGCAGCTGGGCTCGGCGTCGGGCTCGGGAGCTCGACAGGCGCCGCAGCGGGCGGGTCAGCGTTGACGGTGTTCGGTTGATCGGGGTTCGGTGTCAGGAGGGTGCGAGCGTTATCGGCTCGAGCCTTCACTTGACGCGGCAACCGGGTTTCGGTGTTCGGTGCGCTCTCGTTCACGTTTAGCCTTGATCGGCCCGATGGGGGCGGATTCAGGTGTCAGCGAGATTCGGCGCATGGCCGGGATTCCCCTTTAGCCGCGCTGCCTGGGTCTGTCAGAAACCGATGTCGGTTGTCTGACGGACGGGTCGCACGGGTCTGCTCAGGTCGCTCAGACGTTGATCGGCGCCACCGGCGAGCAGGAACGCGATTTCCTCGAGTCGAAGTGAATCGCCCTGCGCCCGATGCAGCACGGCACCCTCGGTGCGACGTAGCTGGCTGTCGACGTCGGCCTGCCAAGCCTTCACCACCTGAAGCAGCATTTGACCGTCCGGGTTCCGGCCAAGCCGGGCGAACAATCCAAGCTGCTCTCGAGATAGCGAAACTGACATAGCCCCCTCTGGAAGCGCACGCTACTGTAAGTAGGCGCTAACTGCAACTAGATGATGTGCATCAGGACGGCCAGCGCCTCGATGTCGTCTTGCTCGTCCAGGCGGTCGAACGCGCGCTCGACAGCCGCCTGGCGCGCGCGGGCCTCGGCGTCGTCCGGCGCCGCCATCACATCCGCCTTGGCGCGCGCGAGCTCGCCGCGCAGGGCCTCGGCCACCTGGCGCTCGATGTCGTCGACCGGCAGCGGCGCAAATTGCGGCGCGGGCGCCGGCAGCGGCGCAAATTGCGGCAGCGGGACGTCTTGTGGCTCAGGCGCGAGCGGCAACGCCGGTTGTGGCTCACGTTCCGGGGCTGGCTGAACGACAACGGGCGCCGCCTTGAGCGGGCGCCACGCCACGTTTTTCAGGCCCAGCGGGAAGTCGACCGCCGGCGCCGGCGGTGGCGGCGGCACGAAGCCGCCGTCGCCCCACCACTGGCCGGTGTACTGCGTTCCCAGCCAGGCGCCGAACCACATGGCTTACGTGGCGTCCCGGAAGGTGATCGTGCGGACGCCGTTGATGTACGTCGCCTCGATCCGCACCGTCGTCCCGTCAAGTGCAGCAAACGCAACGGACCCGTCCTCGAGGCCGGTGGCGTTGCCCTGCACGGCCGCGGCGATCAGGCGCATGAGGTCGGCCGCGCTGTACGAGCCCTCGAGCACCTCGGTCCACGGGTTGCTGGCGCTGCCGGCGTCGTTGAGCTTCTCGCCCATGGAGCCGACGACGTTGAAGTTGGCCGCCACCGCGTTCCAGACCGCGTCCCGGATGCCTTCCGGCGTGAGCTCGCCGTAGGACAGGATGTCCGCCGCCAGCGCGCCGATGCCCGTGAGCAGGGCCGTCTGCGCCTCGCCGGAGCCCTCGATGTCCGCGAGCAGCGCGCCGATGCCGGTGCCGGTGCCCGCCACGCTGCCGGCGCCGGAAATGTCCGCCGCGAGTTGCAGGAACGCCGCAAGGTCCGCGCTGCTGATGTCGCCCGAACCGACGAGGTCGGCCAGGAGGTTGGCGAGCTTGGTGCCGACGCCGGTCAGATCCCCGGACCCGGTCAGGGCCGCGGTACGGCGGATGACGGACAAGCCCGTTGCGGTGAGCGCCCCCTGGCCGATCGTGCGCGCCGACAGGCCGCCCGGCGAGCGCGGCATGATCCACGCCACCGGGTGCCGGGTGCCGCTCGGGACCGATGCCCGGGCGTTGTTGTAGCCGGTGAGTTCGTTGCGGTTGGTCGCCGCCTGCGCCCAGTTGCCCGCCTGAATGTAGGCGTTGGCCCCGTCGATGTTGGTCGCGCCGAACGTGCGCCCCGTCAGCTTGTGCCGGAACCCGTTCTGAAGCAGACCCACGTTAGCCGCCCCACCCGTAGTCGGCAAAGGCGTAGACCGTGCCGCCCGACGTCGTCGCGCCGGTGCCGAACAGGAGGAACTGAAGGTTCACGCCGTTGGGCAGCTGCCTCATGCTCGGGATCGTGTTGACCAGGTCGACCATGGTGAACAGGCCGGTCGCCGGCACCGGGATCGGCATCGACAGCGGCTTGCAGAGCAGGATCGCCACGGACCCGGAGGCGTGCGCCGTGCCGCCCCAGGTCAGGCTCTCGATGTCCTTCACGCCGGTGTCGTTGCCTTGCAGCGGCAGGAAGGGTCCGTACTTGTTGGCCGCGTTGCCGGAGTTCAGGATCGTGCCGTTGGTCGCGCTCGCGGTCGACACACAGCCCGACGTCGTCACGCGACCGGCGCCGTTGACCGGGTCGGTGTAGGTGATCTGCATCGTCGGGGCGTTGGCGCCCATGGTCGCGTAGGCGGCCACGCACACGCGCAGGCCCACGCCATTCGGCCAGCGGTCGCCCTTGCCGGCGCCGGAGCCCAGGGCCGTCATCGTGATGGTCTTGGTGCCCGTCGTCGTGACGTTGGTCGTGTTGAGCTTCGCGTAGCCGACGAGGTCGATCGGCAGGATGAACCACGGCGCGCCGGCTGCCGCCACCACGCTTGCGCCGATGCTCAACAGGTTTTTCGTCGCCGGCAGCGTGATGTCACCGATCGGCACCGCGCCTTCCGACCACGTGTCGTCGGTCGGCGTGAACGTGGCCTCAGTTCCGCCGAACGTCGCGGCCGGCGGCGTGCCGGCCGAGTTCAGGAGGTGCTGCCAGAAGCCGGCGTTGCCCGCGGCCACCGTCGTTTTCTGATAGACCACGTTGGCGATCTTGCCGTTGGTCGTGATCTGATTGATGAGGTCGTCTTGCGAGGTCCAGCCCATTATTGGCTCCAGCGCGTTTCGAGAACGCCAGCGAGGATTGAGGAAGCGAGTGTGCCTGCGTTGCCCAGGCCGATGATGCCCAGCACGGCGCCCTGTTCGATCTCGACCGGCGGTGCATGGATGACAGACTCGAATTGCGTGGCCGCGCCGTAGCTCTCGAGGTTGCCCGACGTCGTGCGCCGGCATTCCTGCGTAGCGTAGAAGTTGCGCAGCGGCTTGACCAGCACGAGGGCCATCAGGCCGCCGCCGGCCGCGGTGAACGTGACCGACTCGATCGAGCGCACGCCGGTATCGCCGGCTTGCAAGTTGATGAACAGCTGCGACCCGGCCACCGCGTTGCTGTCGCTGCTGACCAGCGTCCCGCCGCCCGTGATGGCCTTGGTGAACGTGGCCGCGCTGGTCCGTCCCGCCACGCCGGCCGAGTTCGTGTACGACATGGTGAACGTGCCGACCGTCGATGCGGCCGACTGCCCGACCGCCATGACCATCACGCCCTCGCCCGTCGTGTAGCGCGGCAGGCTCACCGTCTGAATCATGTCCTGCTGTTCGCCTACCGCATCGGTGTCGATGAACGGGTAGTACAGGAGGTAGTCCGCCAGGAGCAACCGCTGGTTCTGATTCGTCGTGGCGGTCGCGCCGGACGCGGCCGACATCACCGTGATCTCGTGCAAGACCTGGCCCGCCACGTTCGGCAAGTAGATCCCGCGCACGGCCGGGATCACGGCGGCCTCGAGCGGCGAGCTCGCGTAGAAGTTCGCGGTCGGGTTGCCGGCGAAGTACGTGTAGTCGATGAAGTCGTTGGCGAGCGTGGCCGACGACGAGACTGCCTTGCGGAAGGTCGTTACGTGCGAGCGGCCCGCGTCAACGGCGGCCGCCCACTCGCTGACGGTGCGGAACCCCATCTACGCACAGCGGCCGGTGACCGCGGCTTTCAGCTGCGCCCACTTGACCGCGACCTTGGTCGCGGTAGCTGCCCCGCCCTTGCCGACGCACACTGCTTTGCGCGGCGCGATGACGTCGGCCGTGCAGCCCTCGCAGGGACGATGGATCGCCACGGGATCCAGGTCGACCTTGACCGCGAGCTTGCAGTCGGAGCAGTAGTACAGCGGCGGCCCGATCTTCTCGTCGAGCGCCTTCTGGAACGGGGTGCGCTTGTCCATCAGGACTCCGTGACGGTCAGGGCGCCGGCGGCGAACTGCGGCGTGATGCCGTTGGCGATGGCCAGCGGCGAGTTGAGCGCGCCGGTATGCCACACGGCCGTCGCCCCGGAGACTGCGACCCCGGTCGAAACGTCCGTCACCGTCGAACCCGTCACGCCGCACGCGGGGAAGCTGATCGTGGCCGCATTCTGCGTGGCACCGCCCGATGCCGCATCCCAGCCGGCACCACGCGCGACCGCTTGGCGCGCGTAGTTGGTGTACGCGCTCTCGTTCTCCGCCTGGCTGTTGGTCGCCGGCGTGAGCGGTGCGGTGGCCAGCGCCACGTAGACGTTGGTCAGTGGCGAGGCGGCGGCGTTGTCGGCCACGTTCGCCCAGGCCACGGCGCGGTACATCAGGTTGACGATCTTGTTGCACGTGTCAGTGGACTTGGGCATGACTACTCGCTTTCGGTTTCGGTGACGGTGCCCTCGTAGGCGCCCGCCTTGGTTTTCTTCATGGTGAACTGCTTCTTCACCTTGCCGGTCTTGGCGTCGACCGTGACGTTGATGACCGGGGGTTGCTCGCGCTCACGCTGCTTGGGCGGCGTGTTGGCCAGGACGTCGATCTGTCGCTGGATCTGGCGCTGCATCTCGGCCAGCTGGCGCTCCATCTTCGAGTCGCGCTCGGCGTCCAGGCGCTTGGCCAGGTCGTCGACCTTTTTCTCGAGGCCGTTGTCGGGCGCCTTGGCAGCTGGCGCCGCGGAGCGCGCGGGCTCGCGGTCACCGTCATCCGCCAAGCCGCCGGGCTCGATCTCGGCCTTCTGGCCGGGCTGCTTGGGATTGCCCGCCAGGTCGCGCTTGAAGCCCTGCCCTGGCATGGGCGTGCTGCCGGCCGGTTCCTTGCCGCGGTCGGCCAGCTTGGCGCCGATCTGCGCGCCGGCGATGCGCTCGCGCGAATCGATCTCCTTGCCCTTGATGGCCATTTGCGCCTGCACCTTGCCGTCCTCGGCTTGCTGCATGGCCTGGGCCTGCTGCGCCTGGGCCTCTTGCATGGCGGCCATGCGTTCCTCGAGCTCGTCCTCGGTCGGGAAGTTGTCGGTGCCGATGTCCAGCGCCTTGAACACCTCCTTGTAGAGTTGCAGCCGGACCTTGGGTCCAAGCAGCTGCATATCCTCGGGAGTCTGGCTGGTGATCTGAAGCGCCTGCAACCGGGACTGGGTCTGCGCTTCCTTGACGAGGATCGCGGCGGCACCCTTGGGACTGACGAAGCAGTCGCCCTTCAGCAAGTTGTCCTTGCCGTAGATCATCTCGTTCACGTAGGCCGAGTACACCGTTTCCTGAATGACGTTGGTGTCCACGTTGCCGATGGCACGCCGCAGCCCCTTGGCCGCGTTGTTCATCAGCATGGACAGGCCGGAGTAGGTGTTGGCGGCGCCGCCCACGCGCTCGTTGCCGTAGGTGTAGCGCGGGATCCCGGTCGCGTCGTCGCACCGGATCTCCCACTTCTCGATCACCGCCTGCATCTCTGCAATGTGCGGGTTGAAGTCGATCGATCCGATGCCCGGGTTGACGCCCTGATCCGCCTGCGACTTCAGCTGGAACACGCGCCACGGGTAGATATCGTTCGGATTCTCGCCGTCCGCCAGGCGATCGATGTGCGTCCAGATCATTGGACCCGACGCCATGCCCAGGTTGTCGGCCAGCGCGCAGGCCGCGGCGTTGGCCATCTTCTGACAGGACTCCGCCAGGTCGGGGATCGAGCGACCCCAAAACGCGCCCGGCACCGCGTCATAGCTCGCGTGCCAGTACGGCCGGCGGCCCAGCGGATCGTGGTTGAGCGAACAGTAGACGACGTAGGGCCCGATGATGATGGCCTCGACCTCGTACTCGCGCTGCGGGTCGAGCGACTCGAAGTGCTCGACGCCCCAGTCCATCAGTTTCCAGCCCGGCACGCTGCCCCAGTAGTGCAAGGCATCGATGATGCCGGCCGGCGACAGCCAGGTGTAGAGCGTGTCCTGCTGCAACCGCTGGCGCTCGGCCTCGGTCCACAGCCAGCCCTCGAGGTGCCCGTTGTAGTAGGCGTTCAGGGCCTCGCGGAGCTTCTGCTCGTTGAAGCCGGGCATCCCGATGCAGTCGAACAACTCCTTGCGCAGGAAGCGCGTGCGTTCGATGAAGTCGCCGTCTTGGCACGACTTCGCGTAGGGCGCCGGGTACGCATCGAACGGGTCGACGCGCGACCAGGTCTGGCGCATGGCATTGCTGACGCCAGGCTTGTAGCCGGGCAGCCAGGTCAGGTGCTTCCGCCGCTGCCAGAAGGGGCCCTTGAGGATCGCCGTCGGGTACGTGACGAAGTCCTCGACGAACCCGTCCATCGCGTGTTCCCACCGGCCTTGATCCATCTCGTCGGCCAGCTTCTTCGACATCCGGTCGGCGCGCTTGCGGGCTTCCTTCTCGACCCGCATGGTGACGTCGTCGGCCAGCTGCTCCTTCATTTCCATGGCCAGCGCGCGGAACTCGTCCGGCGACAGCACGCCGGCGCCGGACTGGAAGATGTCCTCCATGACCTTGCGCGCCTCGGCCGCTGCCTTCTCGAGGATCTGCGCATCCTGCTCGGGCGGCAGATCCGGCAGCGGGCTCGGCTCGAGCATCCACGGGCGCTCGCCAATCGGCATCAGCACCTCGCGGATCCACGCCGACGCCGCCCGGCACTTCGTTTCGGTCAGGTCGACCCACACGAAGTTGAGGCCGCCGACTTGCTGCATCTGCGCGATCTCGGAGGGTGAGTACAGGCCGCGGCGCGCGCGCAGGCACTTCAGCAGGCGCAGGCTGACTTTCTCCTTGAACAGCTTGTTCGTGTTCCAGGCACGCCGGATATGCCCGGCGAGGTGCGAGTCGACCTCGGGGGTCTGATCGATCGGGGGCGGCTGCTCGGCCGCTTGGATGTCCTCGTTCGTGGCCACGCGCACCAGGGGGTTGATGCCGCGGGCGCCGGCCAGGCCGCGCGATGGGCTCTGAATGCCAGTGCCCTGTGGAACAGAGGAAGGTGCGTCCATCGATTCTCCGACTTGTGGCGAGCGAAGTCGGCGCTACCTCTCAGGTTGCCGGTGAGCGGATGCTAACTGCGAACGGCCGGAAAGCCAACTGTCCGGCCTGCCGGTCGGCCATGGCCACGGTTTCGCGGCGCGATTGGCCCGTCTTTGTTCGTTTCCGCTGAGGTAAAGCGCCGCCGGCAGCCCGTTGGCCACGCGCCACGCTCGAGCGACTTCGCCATGTTCGCGCGGCCAGAGCCACGCGCCCGCCCTCGCAAGGCGGGCTTTGCGCAGCACCTTCCTGACCTGTTCGCCGGAGATCCCAATGCGGCGGCCAATCTCGCTTGTGCTGAGTCCGCACCCGGCCAGGGTCAATGCTTGCCGCTCACGCCATTCGGCTACTTGTGGGTCCGGGCTGAGCTCTTGCCAGGCGCGGCGCCGGACCAACCACTCGAGCTCTTGCTGCTGTAGCTTCTCGCGCGCCCGTACTTCACGAACGTGCTGGATCTGGCGCTCGCGCTCGTCCATCACCACACCACCGATCGCCGCTGCTTGGGCAGGGCAACCGCCTTGACCGTGGGCTTGCGGATCACGGTGTCGACGATGAACGACAGCGCCAGGGAATCCGCGCGATCGGGCGAGTCCCGGCCCAGCGCCCGCAGATCCTTTTTCGATTGCAGCTGGAACCGGGCCTTGTTGTCGAAGCCGTAGTCCAGGCCGGTCAGCTGCTCCTGCAAGACGTCGTCGTCCGGGATCTCGGCGGTGGCCAGCCAGTCCCGCATCCGGCCCCACAGCTCGGCGCGGACGTTGAAGTAGACCAGGTCATTCGCGGCCGGCAGCGCGACGTTGACGCGGATCAGTGGAAAGTCGGGCACCCGGGCCAGGTAATCGCAGCAGGAGGCGCCGATTCCGATGGCATCCACCGGGCAGGCGGCGATTTGCCCGATGTTCCGCGCCGTGTCCACGACTCGAGATGCGAGATCAGGGCCATCGAGGCCGCGGTAGAACCACTGACGATGCACCTTGGGGCCCTGCCGGTGCGTAACGACCGACTCATCGTCACCGAAATGCCCGGGGTCGACAGAGAGAATGTGCGGGTACGGCGCAACGTCCCGGATGCTGACCTGGCGCTTGCGGGCCTGCTCGACGACCTCG